TAAAAGAAAAATCTAAGATACCAGTAGTAGTACACTTCGATAAAGGTATAGATCCATACTCAGGTTTACTGGAAATAGCATTAGAAACTGGTCATGTTAGAAAACCCTCGGCAGGAAAATATGAGGGCATTGAAAATATTGATTCTGATGGTGTTATTACATTCACAAAAGCAATGAGTGAAAAAATGACTAACCGAGAAGAGTTCTGGGAGCCAATATTTACCAAAACAGATTTCAAACAAGCTGTAAAAGCTAAATATGCAATTTCAAATGTGAGTTTAACTGATGAATGATAAAATTGAAGTAGGCGGCACATTTCCCTTTGATGCAGAAATTGATGGAGTTATGATTAAAGTCAAAACAATGGATTATGATAATGGTATTGTTAATGTTGACTTTGATGTAATGGAAGATGAAAAGAACCCATACCCTAAAGGTTATGAAAAAGACCTAGATGCTGGGATTGAAAAATGGGTAATTGATTTATTTACTGAAATGGCGAAGATGCATAAAGAAGAATCTGAATGAGCGAAATTGAAAGCACAGAGGGCCTCATAACATGGGGCCTGATATACAATGATGAGTTTTGTAGAAAGGTAATACCATTTTTATCTAAAGACTATTTTCAAGAATATCATTATAAAATCATATTTGAAAAAATAGATAACTACCTAGAAAAATATAATGCTCAACCTACTAAAGAAGCTCTTATAATTGATATTGAAAAAGAGAGTGGAGTATCTGATGAAGTATACAATGAATGTATCACTACATTAAATGCTATTCATGCTGAAAAAGATAGGCAAGAAAATGTTGAGTATCTTTCTGACCTAGCTGAAAAGTGGGTACAGGACTCTGCATTCTTTAATGTATTAATGGAAGCAACTGAAGTAGTTGATGGAGATAAAGATAAAGTATCTAAATCTGGCATTCCAGATAAGATGGCAAAGGCACTTGCAATTACATTTGATAATTCGGTTGGTCATGCATTTATTGATGATGCTGAAGAACGATATGATTTCTATCATAAGAAAGAAACTAGAATCAAGTTTGGCCTGGATATGTTCAATAAAATTACTAAGGGTGGAATTCCTACAAAAACTCTAACATGCTTCATGTCCTCAAATACTGGTGGATTTAAATCAGGAACAATGTGTTCAATGGCATGTGATAATATGAGAAATGGTAATGATGCTCTTTATATCACTGCTGAATTGGCTGAGGAAAGAGTCGCAGAAAGAATTGATGCTAATTTGATGGATGTTGATATTGATGATTTGAAGAAACTAGGTAAAGCAACATACATGAAAAAGATTGATGCTATTAAAAAGAAATGTCCAGGCAAACTAGTAATTAAAGAATATCCTACATCAACTGCACATGCTGGGCATTTTAGATTCTTATTAAAAGAATTGAAACAGAAACATAACTTTGAACCTAGAGTAATCTATATTGATTATTTGAACATCTGTGCTTCTTCAAGACTCCCTGCATCTGCTGTTGCTAATTCATATCTGTATATCAAATCAGTAGCTGAAGAGCTGAGAGCATTAGCAGTTGAATTTAATTGTGCTATAGTTACTGCGACTCAGGGTGGTCGTCAAGTAGCAAATGCTTCTAATGTAGAGATATCAGATGTTTCAGAATCATATGGCTTACCAGCAACTACTGATTTATTCATGGGAATTATTACTACTGAAGAGTTAGATGATACTAAACAGATCATGTTCAAGCAATTAAAGAATAGATTTGGTGATATAGCTATCAATCGTAACTTCGTAGTAGGAGCAAATAAGGCTAGAATGCAATTATATGATGTTACTAATAATGTATCTAAATCCTTTGCAGTATCTGGTTCTGGGATGCCCGCGGCAACCCCTTCTTGCCCTAAGAATAAGTTTGATAGCTTTCAAATCTAGCCTAGCAAATCTCAGTTATAAATACTCTTAACGATATTACAATTTGGGATTTATATGAAGAGTTTTAATGCTTTCCTCGCTGAAGCAAGTATATTACAATCTAAGTACCCACCAGGCGCATTATTTATATTAAAAGACTTTGCTGGATTACAGTCATTAAGTGGCTGGAAATCCGGTGATGTGTTGGAAGTTGTAACAAATAAAGAAGGCGAGCCTGATTTAGTTTCTAGGGGTTTTAGCAAAGATAAGGACGTTTTTGAAAAGACACTAAAAGGCCAAGATGGTAAAACATTTAAAATTGCATCAAATTCCGAAGGTAGCTTTGGCGGTAATTTTAAAAAGGCAGGCGGTGCTGTTGGTCCTAGCGGTGAAGATTGGGAAGCATTAATCACTGTTGGTTTGATTGGTGTTGATAAGTCGGAAGGTACACCAGAATGGGATAGAATCGAACGATTCTGGGGCAATTATAGCGACGAAGCAATCAAAATGGGAAAATTAGTAGGTAAAGCACTAAATATTTCTACAATGAATCAAACTGGTAATTTATCAACATCTCTTACACAAGAATGGAAATCTTGGGGTGGTAAAAATGCTACACCAAAAACAGATATGTTATCTGGAAAACATCAAATATCATTAAAGAAAGCTGGCGGATCGCAGTTGATGTCTGCAAAAGCACCTGAGGCTGAAGCTACATTTAATGCTGCTCTAATATCAATGTCAACAATGAATCCAAAATCAGTAGAAAAGATAGTATCTTTAATGCAAGACAAGATGGGTGAGATGCAACGTAAAGGTACCATTAGTTCGCTACAAGCATTAAGAGATAGTGGAAAGAAATTATCTAAACAGGACGAAGCAGATATAGCACAGATGGAAGGCTTGCAATTGAATGCTAAAGAATTAAATGCTGAATTTGATAAGTTCTTTCAAAATATTAAATTTAAATCTCATTTTGCTTTCGAAGCAGCAACTGGTGAAAGCAAATTTGGCAAAGGTAATTGGGCAGTAGCAAATCAAATATTGGAATTTGATCCTGCTAAAGGAAAAATAACAAAACATTTAACTATGCACTCAGCAAAAGATGCTGAGGTTCTAGCAAGATCAAATAGCTTTTATGTATCATTTAAAACTGGTGGAGGCGGCTCAAAACCATATCTATCAATGAGAACTAAAAAGACAAAGATACCAGCAAATTATAAATCTGTATTTGAAAGTAATAATTGTCCAATTAGATATGACTCAGAATTTGTTACATTAAATGATATATTAGAAGAAGAGCTTTCTAAGTGTTCATTAGGTAGACATGTATTATCTGAAGGGGTAGAGCAATTAGATGAATTTGGTAAATTGAAAGCATTTTACCAAAAGGCTAAAAGGGCTGCTGGTGGTATTAAAGATTCTGCAATTAAAATACTACAAGTAGTATGGCAAAGAATTACAGAAGCATTTAACTTTATTAAAAAACTTGGTTCAAAGATGTTACATGGTTTAATGTCATTTTTGGGAATATCTATTGGCTCGGTATCTGTAGATGAAAAATCAGATTTGGGCCAATTATTGTATGGAGCATAATATGAAATTTTTTAACATGATAAACAAAAAAGCACAATTTAAGAAATATATTGAAGGTACATTGCATAAGAAATCTGTTGCAGCTTTGCAACAAAAACGACAAGATATGACCGCCGCAAAACCAAATGAAAACGTTCAACCAGTACAATAAATATATTATAGAGGTTTTTGATAAGCCTGCTAAATATAAATGGAAAGAGTCAGATGATTCTTTCTGGCGCGGTAACTTTCAAATTGGCAAGAATGGTTTTGAAGTTACAGCAAACTTGTTAGATCAAGACGTTTGGGATGTTTCATTTGCCAGAACCGATGTTGGTCTATGGAAATATGATGCATCTGGCGATGGTGATGAAATAAAAGTATTTGCTACTGTTATTGCTATGATTGGTGATTTTGTGAAGAAGCAAAAACCAGAAGAAATAGACATTGCAGCATCTAAAACTGATACAGATGATGCGTCAAGAGTAAAATTATATAAACGATTAATAAGTTCAAAGGCAAGCAAATTCGGATATAAATTAATTAATTTTGATAATAATTTACGCGACACTGCATATTTTAATTTAAAAAGAAAATAGGAAAAATAATGGCTAAGTTAATAACAATACTTGGAATTGCTAAAGAACTTGCTGAAGGGAAAACTTCTTCAATTCCAGAAGGCAAAAATGATTATGTTTTATATCATGATTCTTACACTTCAGCAATTCAAGAAGCTGTAAACTTTGCATCAAAGAATGGCTATCAGACTAATGATGATAATAGATTTGATAAAGTCGGCATGGGCCCAGGCAGACCAAAGAATGGAAAGACTGTTAGTCATTCTTTAGATTTATATAAGGGTGATAAGAAGCAACGCAAGGCATTACAAATACAAGTATATAATCGTGGAACAAGCGGAACTCCATTTGAGCTAAATTGTTACATAAGGTAAATATGAAAACTTTTAAACAACATATAGCTGAGAATAAACTTACTGCAGCAATGATAAAGCAAATTAAGAAAAGTGCTAAGGGTGGAAAATATGACGAGTATGTCCAGAAGGTACTTAAAACTAGTTATAACATTCAGAACATAGCAAAGAAGCATAAAGTATCTCCTGAAGAAGTCGAAGATGCTATTATAGATGCACTTGGTCAATTGTCCGAGCAATATAATGGCGGTGATATTCTTGCAACTGGCAAGGGTAGCCACAAATATGGCAAGTCACAAGAAGAAATCTTTGATGATGAACAAGAAAAACTAGAAATTGAAATAGGATTAAAACCAGCAAATGAAGCAAGGTCAACGCCTGCTAAGAAGCTTATTGCAATAATAAACAAAGAATTACCAGATGCAGTTGCAGTACCTGCTGAAGATTTCTTTATAAATAAATCACAAGGTGCTGGTGGTATTTGGTTTAGAGGTAGCGAAGAATATTACGATGGTAGCAGAATATATAATCATCCAGTATTGATGAAACTATTAAAGAAGCATGGCTGGCAAACCCAACCTTATGATGCTGGAACACAGATGGCATGGCCAGGATAACTTATGAAATCATTTTTACAGTTTTTGACAGAAGCACCTATTAATAAGCATTTAACTCACCTTGAGGAGAATATCCTCGAGCTTGGTTCAGAGGGTATCAAAGTAACACTACGTATGCTGAAATCAGTTGGCGAAAAACTGGAAGGCGGCGAAGGTTATGATACTTCACTAACTCTAAAGTGGGACGGCGCACCTGCTGTGTTTTGCGGAGAGCACCCAGAGACAAAGCAATTCTTCGTTGGCACAAAATCAATTTTCAATAAAGTTCCAAAGATAAATTACACTGATGCTGATATCGACGAAAACCATGGTCACGCACCAGTCCTTGCAGATAAATTAAAAGTTGCTCTTAAGCATCTTAAGCCACTAGGAATAAAAACTATCCTGCAGGGCGATATGATGTTCTCTAGTGGTGACGTCAAGAGCAAAACAATAAATGGACAAAAATACTCAGTATTTCAACCCAATACAATTGCGTATGCAATTCCTGCTGGGTCTGATTTGGATAAAGAAATTTCTTCTGCTAAGCTTGGTATTGTTTTTCACACTACTTACTCTGGCTCTCAGCTTGAGTCTATGTCTACTAGTTTTGGCGCCAACATTAATTCTTTAAAAAAATCAAAGAACGTATGGGTACGGGATGCAGCAATACCTGGTATATCAGATAATGCTCTGTGGACTGCTAGAGAAACGAATGCATATAATACAAAGATTAAAAAGATAGAAGGTTTAGTAAAGAAATTAAATCTCAAGTTCCTTGATGGACTTGCTAAATCTAGTCAAATGAA